CTCCTACTTACAGTCATCTGCTGGGCCCTGTCTGCAAAGAAGTGCGCCATCTCATAAGGACTGGGCGGATCCTGGAGCCTGAAGGCGTCCTGGAGATTGGGTGTCCAGCGTGAGTGCGCTACGCAGAAGCTCTTGGACAGCATTTGTTCAGCAAACGGCCAGAATCCGAGGATGCGATTGCGCATCGCTATGCGTTTCGCCTTCTTCAGTCGGTAGTTTCCTTGGCCCAGAGCAACAAGCCGTGGCGTAGCCAGTCCCATCGCCTGAATTGCTGTACCCCAAGTAGAAGCCCGTACAGAGAATCCGTACTGAAAACCCGAATCAAACGCTTCATGCCTAAGCAGATGCGTACAAGATCTGGTGTCCTCATGCTTACACATTCAGGGACTATAACTTGTTAGCGATGTAAGTAGACCCAAAAATGGTCGCGCATGAGAGGAGGGGCATAGATGGAAAAAGGATAGCCACATCGGGGATGGGGTCCAAGTCTGCGCGATCTTTTTCTACAGCGCTGGATTCTGACCTCTAGAATCTACATGGGGGGTGCCCTTGACTGTGCATCGAAAGGGGGTCACTTGATAGTCATGTGTGCGACATCCCCGCCCCATCTCCCGATAAGGTAGGTTGAACCTGGCATATCGCTGAGACAATAATGTCCCCTCCCCCCTTGACTACTTGCGACTAACAAGTCCCAGCTAAGTCTTGACGGCGGATAACGTAGGTTGAACCTGGGTTTTCGCGGAGTGCTACCATCGACTAACATTGGCATGGTGTGTGCTAAGTAAGGGGGCGGGGGCGCGACTCTCGCGGCCCTCACGGCATTTCAGCCACAAACAAGGACAAGAAAAAATGAGCCCGAAAAAATCCACCGGAAAATCCACCGGAAAATCCTCCCGCAAAGACTTCTCAATCTCTTTCCGTCAAGTCGGAACGTCTGGAGAATCTCTCATCATGGCGCTTCACAAAGACTGCTACGCGTTTGTAGAAGATGACCTCTCCGAGATTTTCGCCGACAAGCGCGGACTTCTGACCATCCGCGAGAATGACGACCGGGACGTGCTGACAGTCGGCCTCGGCGGGTACACTCCCAAAGAGCAAGCGCTCCTGGAGAGTGTCGGCCAGCCTTTCTTCTCACTGTTCAAAGCAGACGGCGACACAGGCGCAAAAGACTGCCTCGCTAACAGCTACGAGACCGGACGCCGGGCGCTTGGTTCTAAAATCACTGTCTGGGAGGGCGCGACCGTTGAGACCGTTGGAAATGCCTACGAGGTCCGAAACTCAGACGGAAAGCTTCTGGCGGTTATCGGTCGCTTTGCGCTGACCCAGAAACAAGAGCAAGCTTGGTTATGCCAACTCACTTCCCCAGTCGGGAAAATCGCAGTGCTCTCGCCCGAAACAAAATGGCGACGCAACATCACAGAAGCACAACGAACGGTCGAGCGACTCGCTGAGAAACTCGCCGAGGCAGAAGACTGCCTGAAGTACTACCGAGCAGAAGGGGAGAAAAACGACTGGACCGAATAGTCCGGCTTTCGCCGAAAAAGTCCGGCCTGAGAAATCGGGTCGGGCTTTTCCGCGTCCGGAGATTTTGAAATCTCCGGGGCTGTCATTTCTGTAGAAATCAATCTAATCCACGCAATCCATCCACCGCGTCCATTTTCATTTTCCATTGACTATCAGGTGTCCATCATGCTACCTCCCTTTCCATTCGATATTATTTCCGCTTCCATCCTGTTTCTCACTGGAGTTTATACAATCCTAAAATGACCCCCCTCCCCCTCCTTTCCTACACCGAGAAAAGCTCACAGGTTTTCCTGTGGGTTTTGCCCGTTGTATGAACGGTAAAGGACAAAATGATGCTGACTAAAAAAGACTTTCAATCCACCGCTGAGAATCTCGGTCAATTGACGCTGACCGAGGATGAGATTCTAAAACTCGCCAATCAATATGCGGATTTATTTGAAGAGAACAATCCTCGATTCAATCGAGAGAAATTCATCGCCGAGGTTGAGAGGCAAATGTCTCGTGCCCGGTATGAAGAAAAGAAGCGGCTCGGCGCGGTAGCTGTAGCTCTCCGCCCACAATTCTTGGAGGACACTGAAAATGCCTAAGCCTATCTACAGAATCGATGTCAGCGATGAGGAATTTCGCCACGAGGCGGAAGCGGTTTTTCTCTACCAACTGAAAAACCAGAACGTCCCTCCAAATTCCTGGGCTCACGATATGCTGAAAAGAGGATTCACATTCGTGCTCAAGGGAGAATTTCACGCGGCTCTCGATATGGTCCATCTCATCCATGAGAGAGATTACGACGGATTCTGCTCCATTCGTCTGGAGGATTTTCCTGTTTCTGTCTCTTGGAATCCCTGGGATCTCTTGGAAGAGATGACTCCAGAAGCTTCTCCCTGCGAATACTGCGGAGAGGTGACGGACAAGTCAGGTCTTGTTTCTCTGCACGAGATTTCTACGCAAATCCACCATTTCTGGGATCCCTTCAACCGATACGTCAAGAACGGCCCAGGCCCAGAAGATTATAAATCTGAGCAAATAGATACCGTCTGTACGGGGTGTTTTCAGGAGTTATCAGAAATTGCAGAAAAAATGAACGCTGCGGATGCTCGCATTTCTGCAAAGTACGAGCGGCTCCATGGAAATCCTGATGAGTACGGGGAAAGTTTTCCACTGGAGGGCGAGATTGGAAATGCTTTCTGGGGTGAGTGCTTTGCCGCGTGGAAACCCATATTCGCTCAGATTTCTACGCCGTGGAAATTCAGGGAAAAAGCATGACGGGGAAGAATGACAACGACGGAATCCTATCAGCCCAGGTTGGTAGGATTCAGCCGTCAGCATTCTGCTACGGATTAACAAGGACAAATCAAATGTTAGCTATGCAAACTCTGCGCGTCTGTCTTGACGCAAATCTTCCCGCTATTTTGTGGGGCCCTGATGGTGAGGGGAAAACCTCCGCTGTTCTCGCTGAAGCTAAAGCCCGAGGATGGAATTGCTTTTTCCTGGTCGGTTCAAATCTGGACCCCACGGATATCGGTGGAATCCCGGCTGTCATTGACGGCGAGGTTTCCAGGCTTCCAGTCGCGCTCGCTATCCGCGAGGCAAAACGTCTGGGCGACGAGGGAAAACACGTCATCATTTTTCTGGACGAGGGAAATACTTCTGCTCCCGCTGTTCAGGCGACTCAGCTTACGCTGACCCAAGAAGGCCTGGCCGGTGACGTTCAGCTTTCCAAGGAATTCGTTCACTATGTGATGGCTGCGAATCCTCCGGAAATCGCTGTCAATGCGTCAGACTTTCAGCCTCCGACGTGTACACGATTCGTCCACATCGGTTGGTTGTTGGATTTCGACGTGTGGAAATCTGGGATGATTTCCGGAGGCTGGGCTCCCGTAAAATCCGCGAGCATTGTCGTGGCTTTTCTTGAGCGCCGTCGTTCTGCTTTCCGGCAGGAGCCCACGGTAGAATTCGTGAACAAGCCACGCGCTACTCCGCGAACCTGGACAAATCTTGCAAAGCTGTTGGAAGCTGCCGGTGATGCGCCGCGCGATATCATCCACAATCTTGCGGAGGGTGTCATCGGTCAAGGCGTAGCTTCTGAGTTTATGGGATTCTGGGACATGCGTGAACACGTTCTCCCTCCTGAGATTATTCTCGGGCAGGCAAGTACGGTTTCATTTCCTGAGCGTGCAGACCTCTGCTATCTCATGTTCTCCGCTGTCAGCGGTTACGTCGCTGAGAATCCTACGGTGGACAACTGGAAGAATGCCTGGACTCTCATCGGACGCACGGAAAATACTGCGCACTTTGACAAGGCCGCGCTTTGTGCCCAGGGTCTGGCGGGACTTCTCTCCCGTCCGGAAGGCAAGCAACTCCGCCGCCATGTTCCCAAGGAAGCTGCGATTTTCGCCAGCATGTTTCGTGAGCTTGGCGCTCTCAAAGGAGGTGCGTGATGTCCTGGAATGAAGGCGTAGACATTGACGGGATTCTCATGTCATGTCCGCAGTGCGGCAAGGCTGTTTATTTCGGGGATTTCTCTCGCAGGAAAAACAAATGTGTAGAATGTGTGGACGCGGAAAAAGACCCGTCTCTCCCCCTCATCGAATTGGTAGAGAGGACCATTCGAACAGACGAGTGTGGAGACGCTTGAATGTAGACACAAGCTTCCCGCCTTTTGGCGGGCGGCTTTGGCCTACAATCATGTGGGAAAACAAGGACAAAACTATGGAATTTCTAGAAATTGCGAAAGTCAAATGCATGGGACGCCACCATCGTATTGGACTCACCTCAAAAGGGAGGCTGTCATTATTGGACCATCGGGGAGAAAACGAGGACGCGCTATCCGCGCTTCTAGTTTTCAATCCAGATGAGCGTTGCCGGTGTCGGGAAGTGAAGCTTCTCTGGAATTGGTACAGACAGACTTCTGAATATCGCCAAGGGCCTGATTGGTATCAAATCCGAGAGGACCATCCTTGGGTTGAACAAGTCTTCAGTGCAAAGCGTGGATATTTTGAGGCGCCTACTCCATCCCAACTTCTCGGCCAGATACCTGTACCTTTGCGTCCATACGCTCAGGAGGCAGCCCAGAAAAATCAGGACCGGCGCCATAAAAACTGGAGAGTGTCTGCAGTCGAGGGACGTTTTCTCCAGATGAGTAAAGCCCATGCGCAAAGTCGATTGAAAGTATTGAGGCAGCGAAAGATTGCGAGAATCATCGGGATCAATTCTTCTATTGACGCAATCCGTGTTCCTACGGAAGTTTTCGTATTCGAAAACACTCCATGGTTCAAAGCAATCAGAGACTGTGGACTATTCCCGTGTGGCCTCCCCCCCGTGGATTTATGGCAAGGGTCATATCCCCAATTTGTAAAAGCCTACAAGAAAACAGCGCCAACACAACATAGTTGGAACCGGCACCGCTGGAGCGAGCACAATGAAGTGTGGGTCCGTATCCAGTTTCTTCTTGGTTCAAACGAGTATCCTTCCCAATACACCGTCATTTCTAAAGGACAATAAAGATGACACCTTCTATTCCTATGCCCGAGGTGAGTGACGTCACCATCCAAAAATCTCTGGCTCGTTTCGCCACGATTCGTGTGGGCGCTGCCAGACAGTATCCGTTTCTCGGTCAGGGAATCTATGCGATGGTTCCCCGTCCGGTTCCTGGCCTCCGCCACGAGTGCGGAGGGTGGGCAATGGACAAGTACGGTCGCTGCTACTTTGACCCGGAAATGATTCTCGGTCTTGGTGAAGAGCAGTACCCTGTCCAGACTCTCATTGCAGATTTCATCCATGAAGTCTGGCACTGGATTCGTCGACATCCCGAGCGGTTCGAAATGTTCTCTCCGCCAGTCGGTATGGAGAAATGTGCAAAGCGCTGGAACATTGCAGCGGATGCAGAAATCAATGGGTCTGATGCTTTCCTCCGCGAGCATCTCCAGGACTGGTGTGTGTTCCCAGAAAAGATGAATGACCCCGGCGGCAATCCCCTCCCACAGAATCAAATCACCGAGTGGTATTACCTCCACATGGATGACGATGAGGACGGCGACGGTGGAGGAGGTAAGAAGCCAGGCCAGTGTTTCGACGAGAATGCACGGGATTGGGAAGACGGTCCCCCGTCTGACGAGAATCCTGGGACTACTGAAAAACAAGGCGAGTCTATTCGCAAGCAGATTGCCCGAGATATTCAGGAATCCTCCAGGACACGCGGGCTTAACAGCGCCGACGTCTTGTGGGCCAAAGCGCAGCTTGCTCCACCCACAATTCCCTGGCAGGAAATCGTGCGGCGTTTCGCTAAGAATTCTATGGAAATCTCAGTCGGCGCATCCGACTACACTTTCCGCAAGCGCTCACGACGGCAGCATTCTGTCCAGGGGAACGTGCTAATCCCCGCAGTATTCCACCCCAAGCTACGCATCGGCGTGGTCGTGGATACTTCTGGCAGTATGTCCAATGACGATCTGAACGTCTGTCTTTCTGAGATTGACGGGATCGCACGCGCGGCAGGCGGCTCTTGTTTCGTAGTCACGGGTGACACGGATACTGGCTGGTCCGGTAGAAGCTCCTCCGGTCGCAGCGTCAAGATTACTGGTCGGGGAGGTACGGACATGCGTCCACTCATTGCCCGAGTAGAAAAGGAAAATCCAATAGTGCATTGCACCATCGTTCTGACAGACGGCTACACCCCATGGCCCCGTCGTTCAGATTGTAAAATCCCAACAATGGTTGCTCTTGTCGGGACTCATTGTGGGAAGCGTGGTGTGCCTGACTGGATGAAGTCTGTCCTTGTGGAGAAACGCGTCTGATTCTCCCTGCAACCTATCGGCGAAAGTCGGTAGGTTGTCTGGTGCAATCAGGCATCATTCAAATCATCATTCAAATAAGGACAAGACAATGATTGAGAAAACTATCAAATACAATGGAATCCTGACTCACTGGTCACTCTCGGATAACTCCGACCGCCAGATTCTAAAAGTTGGATTCGAGGACTTGGGACTTGCCGAGCTTATTCCCTCTCCCAAGAACGACACGCAAGCTTTATTGCGAGCCCTCAACAGGGTTTTCAGTAAGCAGGATGTGGTCATCAAAACCGTACGCGGGACAAGTGGTTACAAAGTCTGTGGACGTCAAGACCTTAATGACGGGAAGACTCGGTACACGGAAGCCCTCAAGGTTACTTTCGATTCTTCTGGTGGTCTCCACTATGAAGAAAACCACGACGTGTGTACTTCTGTAAGATTCGGACATGATGTACAGGACATGCTCCAGTCTGAATTCAATGTGCAGAAAAGACTGGTGTCCGGTGCGGTACTCGGTACGGTTCTATCGAATGCTGCGAGAAAACTCGGAGGCATTTCAATGCGCCCACGCGGAGGATTTTACTGGATCCCAAAATCTAGTAAGGCCCGGTGGAAGGAAATCGCAGAAGTTATCTCGCTCGCATTCCACAAGAATACGGTGTCTTGTATTCAAACAACCACGGACACCGATACTCTTGACGCAATCTGCGTGGCGCTCGTTGCCCAGGTGGAGAGTAAACTCGGCCAGCTTGAGACAGACTTGGAAGAGGGAGATCTCGGTAAGCGAGCACTCCAGACACGAGAGCGCGAGGCAGGCGAGCTTGACTCTCTCGTCCAGGACTACGAAAAGATTCTGGGCAAGACCATGACTTCTCTCCGGGACCGTGTTGAAGAAGTAGAATCTACAGCTTCTCTCGCAATCTTGGAAGCTATGGCCGCAAGCTGATGGGAATGCTCGGGTGGTATTTATTGTGCATGTTTTTCCTTGTGATGTGCGGATAAATATCTGGCTCCCCTCCGGGGGAGTCACCCCCCGAGCCCGTCAGGTTGTTTGTTTTTTTCGGTGGCTGTCATAGGAAAGCACGCTATCCAGCCGCCAACTGCATGACCCCACTTATTAGATGGTAACTACGCCGACTAACATCGCACGTTATCTAAGACTTGAACTCAGACGTTGACACGTAAACCTCAACCTTTTAGAATCTTGTTAGTGAGGTCATGCATAAGCTAACCCCCTGTAATCTCGTTGTATTGTTAGTAAACCATCGAGCAATTGCATCCTCTTCAATGTTTTTTATGTACCATGTAGGGGTAGTGGTAGTAAAAGTACCATACTGTTCTTGACAGCACTGGTTAGAATAGTTAGTAAATCTCACCCAACACCTAGGAGAATGTATGTCCAGCCTTAAAGAAGAACTGGCAGAGCTTACCGAACGGGCCAGGGAACTTGGCCCCCACACCTCTCGCTTAGAAGCAGCCGTCAATGCTCTCAGAATCCACGTTAAGTTTCTGGAATCTACCCAGGACGCATTGCCCGGCTACCCCCCAACAGAAGCCATTCTGTCTTATGCAAAACGATTCGATGAGATAGGGTTCACACTAGATGAACTCATAGAGGGCGTCGGCCCTGCTATGATTATTCGACCTAAGCGCTACAAGAATGCTCTGAGTGCGCTACTCAGACAGTACGGATTCACGAGGCGTCAGGTCTATCGGGATGGGGATCGCCCTCTCGTATGGTTCGCAGGAGAATCCCAGTCAAACTCATCAATCACTTAAGACAAAGAACCCCGGAGCGAGGTCACATTCACTCCGGGGTCCAAGGAGAATGAAGCTAATGGATAAGAAGAAAGCTTCACTTGCTGAAGGTATTTTGCCTTGGCACATTTCTATGTTCAAGGGCGGCTTCACTACTGTACGTCCGTCCAGTGTGGTTGTCAAGGAAGAGGCAGTGCTGCGCCGCTTGTTCGCCCAGCCCCCATGGCGTGCTGCTGCTTTCAATAAAAAGAAACTAGACTGCTGGAGCCCAGCCCTCTACCCAGAAGGGAAGACACGATCGAACAAGAACGTAGCCAAGATTAGTGCTGTGGTGTTCGACTACGATGACCCCGACTGGTCTGCCGCCCGCATGGCTACACACCTTAATACTCTAGGCATAGCCAACGGAGTTTATACAACCTGGTCCCACACGGATGAGGCTCCGCGCTATCGAGTGGTCATCTTCCTGTCCCGGCCTCTTAAGATAAAAGAAGTCAAGTCTACGAGAGAAGCAGCCCTATCTTTGATAGGCTACACAGACGGCGTTGATACTCAGTGCGAAGACTATGCCCGCCATTATGCTCTCCCTGTGAGACGAACTGGCGCTTCCTACGAAAGCTATCTTGAGTTATCTTTGCCTCCCTTGTGTGTGGATTCATTGATGACTGAACAGAAAGACGACGCTGAAGGCGGGCTTGTCCTTACTCCAGAAACGGTTCTTGTAATCTCTTCTTCCGGGGAGACAGCAGACGTCGCTGCCCTAATTGAAGAGGGCCCAGATAAATACAAATGCGCTTGCCCATTCCAAGAGGGCGCATCTTTTGGAAGTGCTTTCCTCCGAGTGTGCAAAGACGGACGCGTGTTCCTGCAATGCACGAGCGACAATCACGACCACGAGCAGAAACAATTCTGGTTGGGCAACAAGAAGGAGAAGAAAAAGAAGGCGTCCACTCGGTCAGCCGCAGGACGAAAGGAACTCCTCGGAGAGATCCCAGATTCTATGATCCAATATGTGGAGACCAACCTGTGCTTCAACTTCCCGCAGGGTGTCTTCTACCGGCGGGAGACAGGAGCTTGGCAGATTCAGACGCCACTCCGCAAAGAGACAATCGTCCACCACCTCGTAGGTAAACTGAGTGGAGACCTGTCGGGCAAGCATGTCCAGGCCCTGGTCGATCACATCTTGTCCCGCCAGGTTTATGGATTTGAATGCGACTCATCCCGAGGAGCCATCGTGCCCAACCACATTGGCCCAATGCTAAACCTCTATGCGAAGCCCGAGGTCGAGCCCAGTAAAGGGGCTTGGCCCAGAATAGAAAAGATGTTGGAGGTTCTCTCTTCCGGAGATGCCAGCGTGATGAACTGGCTGCTGCACTGGAGTGCTTCCGTAGTCCAACGCCCTGAACGTCGTTCAATGGTCGCCGTACTTTGCCTATCTCCCCAACAGGGAATCGGTAAATCTATGTACGGCAGAATCCTGGCCCACATTATTGGGGAAAGGAACTCAGCCATCGTATCCAATCGGGCACTGAAGGACTCCTTCAACGCGAGCTACGTTACTAAACTCTTGGTGCTGGCAGACGAAGTAGGAATCGGAGGTAAGGACGGAGACGTCACAGCAGCGCTCAAAGCCTACATCACTGACGACCGCGTACCCTGCCGCGCCCCCTACGCAGCCCGGACAGAAGTACAGAATCGTATGACCTGGTGGCTTACGTCTAATGAGAGACGACCGCTCATGGTGGAGGAAGACGACCGACGCTTCACCGTCCTGGTGCCCGAGAAGGTAGATCCAGAATACAGAAAGATGCTTTCCAAATGCTTCGACCCATCACTGGGCAAGTACACGAAAGACTTTGCCGAGGAAGTCTCAGCCTTTGCCCATGCGCTCCATGCCCTGAAGGTGGACTACTCTCTCATCGCCAAGCCACACGAGACCAAGGCGCGTCTCCTCCTGCAAGCCGCGTCCCGTTCTTCCATCGAACACTTTGTAAGATTGGTTCTTCAGTATGGCCCTGCCTCTCTCATCACCGACTACCCAGCCGGTCCCGAGTTTGCCCAGGTGACAAGCGCAGCGACCCACCGCGCAGTCTCATGCGAACTACTCTATGGTTCTTACAAGACTTGGTGTGAGCGGCACGGTCGGCGGGATGTCTACCAGGAAATGAATCTTAGGCTTTGCTTCCAGCAGATGGGAGCAGTCGCAGTCAAGCGAATCGTACTCGGAGGCCAGGGAATCTACTGCTACCTCGGGCTTCCATCGCCAAGCGTAGAAACAAAATCAGAGAATGTAATTAGCATTAGCCCAGAAAAATAAAAGGACACAACATGAAACCGTTCGTTCATAGACGTTCGGTGCCCTCGCTCGGCTTGGAGATCCCAGGAGTCTGGCCCAACAAGCACGGAGGGGGGTATCGTATTCCACTGAATGCCCATTCAGTTTTAGGCTTAATTACTGAGCCGCCCATCATTGACCTTACACAAGTCGAAGCTTCTTTACGGAATCCTCTTTTGAGAGAAGGACTTACGGACTTTATGAAGCAGCACCAGAAGAGGATGCTTGCTAAGTCCTTGGCTATTCCAGGAACCCATGTGTGGGCCCCACCAGGTGCCGGGAAGACACTCGTCGGTCTTGTCTTCCTCGTCTCCTCCCCAGGTATCAAGCTCGTGGTTACGAAGGCTGCCGCTCGGGGGACTTGGGCTGAACAGTGTGAGCAATACACAACCTTGAAGCCTGTTCTCCTTACCGGGCAGACACCACCGAAAGGACTCAAGAGCGACCGAACCTGCCTCTACATTACAGCCTGGGAGACTTTGAAGTACTGGGCAGATGCTCTGGTCGCACTTGAGCCCACATCGGTTGTCTGGGATGAGATCCATTGGCTACGCCGCCCTAAACATACCAAGGCGATTGTTCGCCGTGACGGTTCTATACAATTTGAGGGACTCGGGAACAGCTTAGACTCGGCTCGCAAAGTGGCGGGGAGAGCCCACCGAAAGCTTGGAATGACTGCGACCCCAATCCCTGGGAGGGTGAAAGATCTCTGGACTCAACTAGATTTGGTAGAGCCGTGGCAGTGGGGCACTTTCCATCAGTTTGGAATGCGGTACTGCCAGGGAATGCACAACGGGTATGGCTACCAATACAATGGTGTGACCAATGCCCCCGAGTTGAAAGAGCGCCTTTCGTATGTGAAGGTAAGGGTTAAGCGGGATGAGGTCAACCGCCATTTGCCCAAGAAAAGAAGGCAAGTTGTACGCCTGTCCCACGCCGAACAGAACAAGCCAGCGGCGATGAAGCGAGACATCAAACGGGCACAGAAAGAGGGAGGAGAATCCTACTTTGAAACCCTGCTTATGGAAGCTGCTTCTCGGAAGCATGACTACATCCAGGACCGGGTACTTGAAGCTTTATCTTCCGACCAGAAGGTAGTTGTCTTCACAGCCCGACGTAATGACTGTGACCGCTTGTCTTCCCGACTCGACAAGGCAGTCCAGAATATAAAAGGCTGCTCTGTTTGGGCAGCACACGGAGGCGTTGACCCGACTGAACGTGACCGCATCCGGCACGAGTACATGGCCCATCCCGGACCATGCTTACTCATAGGAACCGGAGATGCCTGGGGTGAGAGTGTAGACTTGCAAGACACTGATCTCGCACTCATCACTATGCTTCCCTGGACTCCAGATAAGATAATCCAGTGGGAGGGCCGCTTCTCTCGACTCGGGCAGAAGAGACCAGTGCTAGTCTCCTACGTTGTTGCTCGGAACACAGCCGATGAGCATGTGTCGGACCTGCTGTTGGAGAAGCTGCCACACGTTGGAGAGATTGCAGAAGATGCTGCTGCCGATGAGATCGAAGGAGTGCTTGGAGGCGTAGATGAATCGTCAGAAGGTATGGCATCTTTGCTCGCTCGTGTAGCTCAGTTGACACCCACTTGACATATTAGTGTTGCATCACATGACAGACACGCTATAGTAGGAGAAAGGACAAAACAATGAAGCTCATTAATGCAGGGCCATCCGAGAGGGGGTGGCATCGGATAGAAAGCGTAATGAGGTGTCCAAGGTTGTATGCCTGGGAGCACTCGGGTTTAGTGGAAAGACAGATTTCTGAGCCCCTCGCTCGTGGTTCTCTGATTCATGTAGGGCTGGCCCACCACTATCAACGTATGAAAGAAAAGCAGTTGGGTGGGAACCCGGAACAGTGGTACACCTATGAGGATGCCATTCAGGCTTTGGCCCGAGAAGAATCAAACTCTTCTCCACTTTGGGAAAAGCTTGTTCCTTTAGCCATTGATGTCTGCACTGCCTACACCAACAATTGGCTCCACGAATCCTGGAGAGTTCTTGAAGTCGAATACGAATTACGGGCGAAAGTATCTGGGAAATATCTATACACTCAGAGGGCGGATCTCATTGTGGAAGACCCGGACGGCAAGGTCTGGATCGTCGATCATAAAACCGCATACCGCATTGTCTCAAAGACTCTACGTCAATACACTTTGGACGGCCAGTTCATTGGCTATCAAATGTTTGGACACGCGAAATACGGTGAGAGATTTGCGGGGGTCATCCTCAATCGCATCAAAGCGTCTCCGAAATATGACTTTGATCGTCGGCCCATTGAGCCTGCACCTGCTGCTCTCAAAGACTTTGTGCCGTCCCTTGTTGAAGCCGAACGGAGAGTAGAAACCTGGCAGGGAAAAGAGCCCCGAGAGTGGCCGATGACCCTGACCAACCAAGTCTGCTACGGCAAGTACGGACAGTGTGATGCCTACAACCTGTGCCGCTTTGGGGGTGAGTAATGATCCTCCTCAAACTTACAGAAGATGAAATACCTACTGTTCTCGAAGCCCTCCATTTCTTTGGTAGAGAATTGGAAGACATGATCAAACAGGGTCCGGACGAGAAGACTCCTGAAGAGATCAGTAAATTAGAAATCATAGATCAAATTATCGACGTCATTCAATTGACTCGGAAAAAACCAGTGTGTTAGCTTCCCTCAATAAACAAGTGTGTGTTTGGAGAAATCAATGTCTAGTAAAGCTGGAGCTAATGGCTCCAATGGCGGAGGCCGTCCGTCTACTGGGGGCGTATTCATCTGCCTCTACGGCCCGAGTAAAGCAGGAAAGACTGTCGCGTCAGCAGCGGCGGGAGCGAAAGGAGTCTTTATCGGAGACCCGGCGGGACTAATGTCTGCCCAACGATTCTTAGGAATCGATAACCTGAACATCCTTTCAGCTAAAACAGTGCCCGAGGCAATAGTTAGAATTGAAAAGGCAATTAAGGAGAAAGCCCCTTCGATTGTAATCGACGACTTTTCACTTATCGTCGAATCTACCATCAACAAATACGAAAGCAGTAAGGGTCGCGCCGGTATGTGGAGCGCATTGACCCGAGATGTCCTGGCCGCCCGAGACGCTGCGCGAGCAGCGACTGCCCAGGGAACAGTCGTCATCTTCAATTGCCATGAACAACCCCCACGTCAAAGCAGCGGTAAGTTCGTACGCGGTGGTCCTTCACTGCCCGGTCAGCTTCCAGAAAAGTTTAGTGGCATGGTCGACGTGATTGGCCGAGCAATGTATGAGCCTACCGCTGCGCCGTGGAAGTACCAACTTTGTTTCCGGCCCCAGCCAGACTATATGTCCGGAGATCGGTTGTCTGTATTTCCAGGCATGTCTCCCATGAACATCGCAGAAGGACTCCGGGCAGCAGGATACCAGATTGCATACCCCAAAGGCCTGGAGTGGATCGATGATGTCGCCCAGAAAGTATCTGACAAGATTCTGGAACAAGGTATTGAAGACTGGCCCGAGGTACTCCAGAAAGTGTCAGCGCAGCTTAAAGACAAGAAGCGCCTTGAACACCTACGCTGGGCACTCCAAGACGGACTGCACCGTGCCATCCTTCGGCACTACGCAGAAGTAGAAGCATTGAGAGCTTTTTCAATGCCCTTAGAAGAAGATGGATTATTCGTTTAGTGGGTTGGGGGAAGAGTGGGAGATTTCTTGTCCTTTTCTCTCCACTCTCCTCCGGCCCCAACCCCCTCACATTGTGTGTGAATAACAGTGCCCAGATGGGCAAGGAGAATAGAAAATGAGCAACGATGTTGTCATTGAGTTGGATTTTACTGGCAAGACCCCAGCGGGTGGGAGTGGTATCGGCTACCTGACTAGCGGATTACACGAAGCTACCATCCTGGAGTTTAAACACTACGAAGAGTCGAACCGTCTCTACGTATACATGGCTACGGATGGCATCCGTCATAGGGAGAGCTTTTCTCTCGTAGACAAGGCTGTTCCTTTCATCATGGGATTCTTGGTCGCTGCCGGTGTGGATGAGAGCAAGCTTACTTCTCGTGTGAAATTTCCTTTCCACAAGCTTGTAAACAAGAAAGTACACTTCAAGTATACGGCCCCCACGATGGGACAGAATGGACAACCCACTGAGGGTAGCTATCCCGAGTATCGCTTTATGCAGAAGTTTCAGTACGATCAGGTCAAAGGAGCGGCCACCAAGGTCAAGGCACCTGAAGTAGAAGCCGCACCCACATCTAATGGAGCTGGTGCTGCATTGCCGGAATCCCCAGTCAGCGATGACGAGGGTTTCGATTACCTCCTTGACTAATACTGACTTGCGCACAGAGAAGGATTTCTTTCTGGGTTGATCCTTCTAGTGCGAGTACGGCGGAGCAGGAAGGCATGTCCGTGGTCAAATAGATGCCTTAATTTTATGGGTCGCTGCCCACCAATTAATAATTAATTTGGGTGTTCAGTAAACTTGGGTAGCGGCCCTCCCTTTTATGAGCCACTGCTTACGAACCGAAGTCTAATGACGATTAGATGGGCGGCAAGTTTGTGGCGGCTCACTTTTTCTCGGAGACGGCGGAACTTAAATCACTACGGGAATCCGCCCGGTGGATTTTGTACCAGCCCCCGCCGTCTCCACTTTTTAGCCCAACACTATGTCTACCTTTTGTTCAAAATGTCCGCTGCGACACAGCGGAACTGGTGATCCTGTAGGTCCAGAGATCCATTCAAATGATCAAGTGATCATTATTGGAGACTTTCCTGGAATACATGAGACTGTAGAGGGGCGCCCTTTTGTAGGCCCAGGGGGTGTGGAACTCCAGCGAGCGCTCGACCGCCTGGACCTCAAGAGGTTTTCATGTCACCTGACGAATGCGATTTGCTGCCGCCCTCCCAAGAATGATTTGGAAGCCACTAACATTCAGATATCCAGGAGGAACAAAGGGAAAAGTGAAGAGGAACGAGCCCTTAAACCCGCCGAGGCTTGTCGGGGTCGACTGTACCGGGAACTCCAAGCCACAGGAATCCATAAGGTTATCTGCCTGGGCAAGGAAGCGGCCCGAGCGATCCGACAGAAAGACGTATCTGTAATGAAGATCCGAGGTGGGTGTGAAGAACTGCCTGCTCCTTGGGATCCAAACATAACTTTAAAGGTTGGATACACGATGCACCCTGCTTGGGTCATGCGTCAGCCAGCATACCGAGAAGTTTTCTTCCACGATTTGAGGAAGGCACTGAGATATTTTGACTCTAAATTAAACTGGCCGGAGCCTAAAATAACTCGGACCAATGAGCCCGAAGTGGTTTCTGCTTATTTGAAGAAGTGGCAGGGAGAGGGGAAGTTCGTTGCCTATGACCTTGAGACTGACGGTATTGATCCGCTTACTGCAAACGTCCGCTGTGTCGGTTTAGGGACGGAGGACGAGGCTCTCGTTGTCGAGATCGAAAGCATCGTTGGCAGACCTCTTGCGTCCCCAGAACAGCAAGCTGCGCTGAAGAAGATATTCCGAACCTTCTTCCAGGAGCCGGGAATCCCTGTCCTGGGACACAATGCAGGGCAATATGATCGACTCGTCATGGAGCAATGGACAGGGATCACTCCCAATCTATCCTGTGACACCATCCTACTCCATCTCTTAGCAGACAACGAACTTCCCCATAATCTTGGTTTCGTGGGTTCCTTTTATACTGATAACCCAGAAGCTTGGAAAGCAGACCATACCGCAGTTGAGGCGAAGACGGACGAAGAACTCCACATTTACTGCGGGAAAGATGTTTGTGTTACTGCGAGGATTGCAAAGCCTCTTGCCCAAGATGTGAAGAAGCGAAGCCAGATGCACCTGTTGCCTCGTGAACACACCTTACAATACCTGGGCACTACGATGCAGCGTAATGGCATTGGAGTAGATCAGGAGCGTGCTCAGGAACACTTGTTCCGGCTAGACCTCGAGGCCAAGAAACAACTAAAAGCCTGCAAGGAGATTGCTGGGGAGAGCTTTAATCCCCAAAGCACACGCCAGATGGCACAGCTTCTTTTTAAAGAATGGAACCTGTCCCCCCATCACTACTCTGAGAAAACAGGAGACCCTTCTACAGACGATGAAACTCTCCGGACGATGATTGTCCACTACGGTCTTTCTGAAGAGAAAGTTGAGTTTCTAAGATCTGTGAGGTCTTACCGAAAAGTATCAAAGCTTCTGGGCACTTACGTTCGTCCCTTAATCGAGAAGCAGATTACGAGAATCCACCCTTCGTACAATCGCCTACCTGCGACAGGACGGTACTCTTCCAGCAACCCGAATGCCCAGAACATTCCTTACACCCTCCGTGATATCTATGTTGCCCGAGAGGGTTGCGTTCTTATCGGCGCAGATATGGACCAGCTTGAATTGAGGCTAATTGTAGAAGAGGCCCAGGCTAAACACTCTTTGCGCGTCATTCGAGAGGGTCTCGATCCCCACAACGAAACAATGGAAGTTGTGTACGGTAAGGGAATTTGGAGCTTGGAGGGAGCACCCAAAGAAAGGAGAGAAAAGGGGAAGGGCACTTTTAAAGCTACGCGAGATATTACTAAGAACACTCGATACGCGTGGCAGTACGCAGCTTCTACCAAGAGAATCCACGAACAGATTTGTTCAGTTGAGGATGACCAAGGCAACCTCCTCTATGCCCACCTCACAGTTGAGGACGTGCGCCAGGTTGTTCATGGTCTAAAGAAAGCCGATCCTGAAATCCCAAAGTGGTGGCGAATGATCGAGGGGAGATACAGGCGAGAGGGTTTCATCGGAGATTCTCTCTGGGACCGGCGTCGGTACTTCCGCAACGAGGATAAGATCAACGAGCTTGTCAATCACCCCATCCAGTCAGGGGGGGCTGTCATAGTAAACGAGGGGATGATCGAGCTTATCTATGGAAAACGTCCATGGTTTTCTACAGAAGCCATCGACCCTACTGGAAAGACTATTCCAGTCGAATGGTTGATCAACCACGGCCATGACGCGCTTTACCTTGAGGTGCCCGAAGATAAGGCGGAAGAGGCGGCCAAGATTTTAGAGGGCGTAATGAATCGACGGCGGAAAAAGAACCCCCTCCTCGACTATACGGCAGAAGCCGACATCGGAAATCGTTGGAGTGAAGTATGAGACGTCCTGTCTTTTGTGATTGTGAAAAATGCCGTGAGATGCGGAAAAAAGCGAGGAAAAAGAAATGAGCAAGAAAGTAAGCATTTTCTACGCACACCCCTCTTTCGATACAGAAGATAAGATCGAGGAGGATTGCGGGAATATCCGAAAGATTATCCAAGCGCGGGGAGAACGTGCGGGTAAGGACTTGAAGATCAACATTGTTCCCGGAAGGGAGGATTTTCGGGTTCACCATAGAGGAGATTGGAACTCTTGGGCAAAGAGTGTAGTCCAGAGGGAGCACTCGATTACCAGAAAGCCCTACTACGACATGATCGTTATTCCAACCCCCTTCGTGGGCCGGGCGACTGCTCAAATTGTGGGCACGGCAATCCGAGTCGGTCGTCCGGTTTTTCTCCTCTGCCAACACAAAGAGCGGGGAGACGCCCCTGAAATCCAAAGAATTACACAGGTTTATCCCTATGATGAAGAGGACTGGTCAGGAGGCTATCGCTGTGATCCAGACCCTCAACTTAACCTTCCTTTTAAGGAGAAGAACAATGCGTAGTCCGACAATTGAAGCGAGAGTAAAGGCTCAAGTAGAGCCTGGTAAATTACTGTACGATCTTGGGGCAATCGGCCTCTCTTACGAGAAGATCGCGGTCGAAATGGGAAAACACCTTGCAGGAGCTAATCCAAGTGTGCAAAGCCTACGTCGTTGGAAGATGGGTAAGACTACACCCTCTCGGATGAATGGCGCAGCACTAGCCCTGGTCCACCAAGAATTTTGCGGAGAGTCCCAATGAGCAACTTTGTCACTCAGATTCAAACAAACATCAAGAGCCCAGATGGTGGAGATTACACCGTAAACATCGGTAAACACACCCTTCTAATCGGTAGCAACGAGTCTGGAAAAAGCGCTATCGCAGAAGCCCTACAGCTTGCCCGAACGGGAAGTGCTTATGGTCTCTTGTACCGAGACAAGCCCATCAAAGACGGGAAGCTTCTGTCTGCTCTAATTCCTCCTTCACAAAATGAAGCTGTGGCTGTTGTCCGTTTTGATAATGGGAGCATCCGAAGGTGGGTTCTTGAACGCGGGAAAAGGCCTAAGTCTTCAGGAGCAAACGAAGGTCAAAGTGCATTATCAATCGCAGAATTACACGCTGTAATGTCGGGGAGCACCGAAACCAAAGTGAAGTTTTTCTGGGAAGTGCTCTGTAAGGACATCACAGCGGCAGACCTGATGGACCTTTTGCCCAAGGAACTGCACGAAACTCTGGTCCTCGTGTGCCCCCTTGACAGGCCAGTCAGCCTTACAGATCTTCTAACGAAAATAGGATCTCTTCAACGTGATCAGAGTGCCCAGGTAAAAGCGAGTAAGATCGCCTTAGAATCTATGGGCACAGTCCGGTTTGTCGGAGATGACGAGCTTGGGGGAGTCTGGAATACCCTACAACGGGCCATGCTCCGGGATCTATTAAAGGTGATCTACCTTGACTACAAAGCAGACCCGATGCTCCAGGCAGGGCATGTGCTTTCGCACTTGACCAAGCAACTCGGGGGCAAGGATGCCATTCAACGCATTCCGCCGACTGAGGACTTGCTCGGAGAGATCGGAGAGACTCTCCTACACCGTAGAATGACGAAAGTTGCTTCACTAGCCAAGAATGGGGAGGTACGAGCTTCTGATTTGTCTTCTTCTCTTAAGGCTTTAAAGAATGCAGTCATCCAAGTCATGCACGACATGCTCGACGAAGTAGCTGACAAATTCTGTAAATCTGTAGGTAAGTTCTTGCCCAAGGGAGACACCCTTTTGTTCGATGCTTCCGGCGGCACCATAAACATCGGACTTACCAGAGATGGGGAGGAGCACACCGCGCTGTCTGGAAGCACGGAGGCCCGTCTTCTCGCTGCAATCGCCGCAGGGATAGCGTTTTCTGGCGATTTGATTGTAGTGGATGACCGGATGTGGGATCCACTCACTTTGGGCAAGACTTTAGAGGTCTTGGAGAAGTCCCCCTGCCAGGTTGTCGTAATGTCGACCATCAAGCCTAGAGGACGGAAGCGGAGTTCTTGGAGTTATGTAGAAATTAAAAGAACCCCAGGCCACCCTTTGGAGATTAACGATGGCACCGAGCGAGAAGACTCTGAAGTCGGTTGAAGACCGGCTCAGAAATCAAGCAAAGAAAAAGAAGATGTCCAAAGACAGGGCAGACGCCTAT